TTCGAGAGACATTTCGAGAGACATTTCGAGAGACATTTCGAGAGACATTTCGAGAGACATTTCGAGAGACATTTCGAGAGACATTTCGAGAGACATTTCGAGAGACATTTCGAGAGACATTTCAACTCGCGAGGGCCATACGGAAATCGTCCGCTAGATTTGCCGCAGAAAAGAGATCAAGGAATTGCACGCTTTGAATTTGCTGCGGGATCCTCGTGAGACGCGACATGTCGAATGTATACATTGTCCCCGAAACCCGCCTGGAGCACGCCGAGGTTCCCCTGCTTGCTCTAAAAATTGACGATCCCATGTTGGATTGTGTATCGTTTGATATGGGCACCCGTCAGAAACTACATCCGTTAAATATCCTACGTAAAATCGCAGAAACAACACACACTGATTTTATGGACGATATTACCAGTGTATGTTTGGTGTGGCTAATATTTGAAAATGGCGTTGAAGAACATCATGATGTTGAAAATGCACTTCGAATCGCAGTTCGGGACGGACATACGGAAATTGTTCGTTTGTTTCTTGAACGAGGCGTTAACTGCAATGGGATATTGTTTCGGCTTGCAAATGGAAATGCGGAGATTGTTCGTTTGCTTCTTGATCTACCTCTCGATATAAACTACAATGAAGAATTCATTTCGGCATGTGACAGTGGACAAACGGAAGTTGTTCGCATGCTCCTTGAGCTACCGTTCGAAAGAGGAACACAAACTACTGCGCTTCGGCACGCGGTACACGGAGGGCATACGGAAGTTGTTCGCATGCTTCTTGAGCTACCGCCCGAAAGAGGAGTTGATCCATCTGCACTCGATAATAACGAATTAATTTCTGCATGTCAACGCGGACACACAGACATTGTTCGTCTTTTACTTAATTTGCCGTTGGAAAGAGGAGTGAATCCAGGCGCACGTCAAAATAAACCACTGGTTGACGCATGTCAAAAAGGACACACAGATATTGTTCGTCTTTTACTTGATTTGCCGTTGGAAAGAGGAGTGAATCCAGACGTTGAAAACAATTTAGCACTCAAAAATGCATGCTATTATGGGTACACGGAAATTGTTCGCTTGCTCCTTGATTTTTCGTGGAAAAGAGGAGACAAAATTTCGCTTCACATCGCGTGTAAACGCGGCCATACGGAAATTGTTCGTTTGCTCCTTGCACTGTTGCCAGACAGTGAGATACAGGTGGCACTTCAAACCGCAATCACACACGGACATACGGAAATTGTCCGTATATTCCTTGATTTGCCTGCAGAAAGAGAAGTCGATCCAAGCATTGAAGACAATAATGCATTTCGCCATGCATGTTGTAACGGATTTACGGAAATTGTCAGCTTGCTTCTGAATTTACCGCCGGAGAGAGGCATTTATCCATCTGCACGCGATCATGAAGCATTAATTTATGCATGTCGCCGTGAGCACACGGAAATTGTTCGCATGCTCCTGGAATTGCCGCGGGAGAGAGGAGTCGATCCATCTGCATTAGACAATGCAGCGCTTCGATGTGTATGCGCGTATGGACATACGGAAATCGTTCGCATGCTTCTGGATTTGCCGCGGGAGAGAGGAGTCGATCCGTCTGCACGCGATAATGAAGCATTTATTGCGGCATGCCGCAACGGGCAGACGCAAATCGTTGGCATGCTCCTGGATTTGCCACGGGAAAGAGGAGTCGATCCATCTGCATTAGGCAATGCAGCGCTTCGGGCTGCATGTCGTTTCGGTTGCACAGAAATTGTTCGTATGCTCCTTGATTTGCCGCGGGAAAGAGGCGTGGATCCGCACGACAGTGACGCACGGAGATTTGCGAAAGGGCATACGGAAATCGTTCGTATGCTTTCTGAATTTGAAACGTGATAATCTCTTTTTGGGAACTTTGGCGAGTGTTCTTAGGCTACGGCGGCATCGGCACACATGAGCATCGCATCCGCAACATCATCTCGTTTGGCTTGTGCATGGAACCATGCGGTCCATGTTTCGCTTCCAAGTCCAGCCAGAAGAGTTTCGACGCGTGCAATTCCGGCAATCTTACGGGCCCGTTTGTGCTCTTTGCCTGCTGCAATTGCGTCCCCCGCGGTCTTACGGCCCGCATGAACAAAAACTACGGGAATGTTTTTATCTGCGTGTTTGAGGCGGTGACTAACAAGCGTAAACAACATGATTTGAATGGATTTCATCGTCGGTGCAAACGAACAGGGCTGATTTTCCATGAGTACGTGGTCCGCCTTTGCGAGAAACGGGAGTTCGGCATCCAGACATGTTTCCATTCCTGCAAGAATCGTCTGAAGCGATTTACCACCCGATTTCGGTGGTACATACGGCATTAAAAAGGATTCCGCTGCTTTGGCCATAAGCGCCTTTTTCGTCATACTTTTGACACTCGCAAGTCCGTGTTTAATTCCCCATGTACGCCACGCATTCACACTGTTTCCAGACAAGTCGGTGACTGGAAATGTGGGACGAACACCAGGTTTTTTGGCACACCGTTTGCAAAATAGGGTGCCGCTGATATCCGTCCAAGATGCCGGCCCCCCACAAACGCAACGGGTTTGTGATTGCGAATCTGCACCACCTGCGAGCAAATTTAAATTGTTCCAGCGTAAAATATTTAACAAAGTTCCGCTGGAATCGAATTCTGCAACACACAATGCGAGATTTTTAACGCCAATATCAAAGGCTGCAATTGTTGGCATACGGTTTATTTATCGTTCCGTATTTAATCCCAAAAAATGACGCGGGTCTGAAGGGAGACTGCTGAATTAGATGTCGGAGCCATCAACTCTGACTCCGCCATCAACTCTGCAATCACAAACTCCGCCATCAACTTTGCTATTACAAACTCCGCCATCACGAACTCCGCAATCACGAACTCCGCAATCACGAACTCCTTCTTCAATGATGTATCAGCAAAAATCACCACGTGCACAAATTTCGAGACAACAACCATATATTTATCGCCCCAAGCGGCGTAATGCTATCTCGTCACAGAGGTTGCCACCACAATTGCCACCTCTGCCACCGCAACCACAATCACCACCTCAATCACCACCTCAATCACCACCTCAATCACCACCTCAATCACCACCTCAATCACCTCAGTCGCAACCACAATCACCATCTCAAACACCCACAAATTCTCGGCGTGCATCCTATGATGCAATTTCTCCCACGGATCCACCCATAGGTTTGCGGCGTGCGTCCTTTGGTGCAATTTCTCCAACAGGTCCTCCCGCAGGTTCTCGGCGTGCATCCTATGGTGCAATTTCTCCAACAGGTCCTCCAACAGGTCCTCCAACAGGTCCTCCAACAGGTCCTCCAACAGGTCCTCCAACAGGTCCTCGGCGTGCGTCCTATGGTGCAATTTCTCCAACAGGTCCTCCAACAGGTCCTCCAACAGGTCCTCCAACAGGTCCTCGGCGTGCGTCCTATGGCGCAATTTCTCCAACAGGCCCTCCAACAGGTCCTCGGTCGTCTCTCGCTCGATCTGGGTCACCACCACATCATTTGTCGCGACGGTCCTTTAAGCAATTACCCCTTTGTCAAGCACCAATTCAAGCACCAATTCAAGCACCAATTCAAGCACAAATGCATCAAAAATGTCCAGTACATCAAGAAATGCCGGCACCTGTACGTACTGTTTCAGGCACTACAAAATCAAAAGAAACAAATTGCTTATTTGCGTGTTGGTTTGGTCCGTGCTGGGAACCGAATGACGGCTGTTGTAACGGCTGTTGTAACGGCTGTTGTAACGGCTGTTGCAATTGCGATGGCTGTTGTAATTGCGATGGCTGTTGTAATTGCGATGGCGGTTGTGATTGCGCCGATTAAATTGCATCAAACTTCATTGCCACAACGACGCCTCGTGTAACATTTTAAGCCATTTTTTGCCCTTAGGACTTTTGAATGCAGTCGCAGATTTGCTGTATGCAACATCGGGGGGTATCCTAAACACAACTTTCATATTGCGACGTCCTGCGGGAGGATGTAGGACACTGTTTTTGAGTGAAGCTTTCGATACAGTCGTTTGAATCATTACAACAAGAAGCGCCTTTGCTTTATCTGCTTCTGAGACGCTTTTAATCCAATCATCATCCAGGTGAATCATTGCAGCATGCAGATCAAATGCTTTTTTACCCGTAAATGTATATGCAAGGCTGAGAGGATAACGTTCACTTGATTGACTGAGAAGAAGTGAGATAAAGTGTGTATCACTTGCAGTTAGCATCTCTGATAGACCTTTAACAAACATGCAGAAATTTTTGATTACAAAACAAAGCGAATGTGCGAGGTTTTGTCAATTAATCACATAAAAGACAAAAGTTGTTGATTCATGCGAGATTTGAACTCGCGACTACAGGTTCATAGGGCCCATGCTCTAACCACTGAGCTAATGAATCATTAGAAACAGGCAAACATGCAAACAGGCAAACAGGCAAACAGGCAAACAGGCAAACAGGCAAACACGCAAACACGCAAACACGCAAACACGCAAACACGCAAACAGGCATGCACAACCCCATGTGGAAGTCGAATCCACGACCCGCCGGGTAGAAACCGGCCGCTCTATCCACTGAGCTAATGGGGCAGGGGAGCTCGGGGAAGCTCCACACTCTTGGGAAAGAGATTTTTTAGGGCGTCAATTTTTGGGCCGTTTGGTCCCAAAGTTTGACTAAAACCCGTGTGAGCACACGGAATTCGCTCAACATGCGCCCAACATGCCGTCATCCCAACATCCGTGCAACAGCCGTTTGCACACCAAAAAGCGCATGAAACATAATTCCAAGCGCAAATGCTGCACAAACAGTCAACCCGTAAGACCACTCCATTCTCCACGCGACAAACAGAGCAATCACCACAGTTCCAACAACATCTACCACTGCAAGCCCCAAAAAGCGTGTCGAATGCACACCTTTACCAGGCACACCAAAAATATCGCGATATTTTTCAAGTCCAAACATTCCTACTGGGTAAAAACATTACACGCTCGGATAATACTCCCAATGCAAGTCCTTGCAAATCTTACGCCAAACCAATTCAACCTCGCACAATTTCTGACGGGACTTCAAAAGCTGGAAACACGGCAAAAATTCATCCATTTCCAACAGCTGACACAATTTGTACAATACATACGGATATGACATGAAATTGGAACGAACTTTGGGACAATATTTGATATATGCCGGCTGAATCTCCTTAAACATGTGTTGTAATTTTTCAACGGTTTCATTCGACAATGTTAAATGATTCATCCGTCGGTGCACTTGAATACGGATTTTCTGGGCTTGTTCCGTAAATTTCGGCAATTTCAAACGGTGTAAAATTTCACAAATCTTTTCTTTCGTGATTTTGCACGGGTCTGTGATGCGATTCGTCTTCAGATACGACATAATAGCGTCCAAAATAGTCTGCGGCACATCAACACTTTCCTTTTCTTGGAATTGCGATAACCATTCGTTAAAATGATTGATTTTCTTATATGCAAAATACGACACTTCGCGCGGAGGGTCCTTGTAACTGGGTTTTTCTGAATCAATCAAGAAAAATACTTCGTGACCGCACGACTGACACCCAATCGTCGCTTCATTTTGCAGCAGCGTCATTTCGGTGCCGCATCGTGGACACTCATCCCACCCAGGAACAACACCAGACCCAGGCATCAAACCCTTTTTAATCGCAGACGGGTCCACCACCGCTAAAAACTCCTCCAAAATTTTATCACGATTATGACCAAAATTCGTTTCAATAACACTTGCGCGTTTTGGTTGAGGTAGTTCGGGTTCTTCAACCATTTCAACCTTTTCCGACGGTTCCATGAAAAAACGTAGGATGGAATTCGCTGGAAGTGTTGTGCGACCCGTTACCTTGCGCGTTGTCGTTATATTATCAATGGAATCTGCATATTCGTTCAAAAATGCACCCGCTTCCAAAAAATAATCCAAAACAGCATCATTCGATTCAATTTTAGCGATTTTCTTTTTAAGCACTTGAATTAAATCTGTAATTCTACGGTGCTCATCCTCGGTTCCGCACGATTGCGATTCAAGTGTTGCAAGTTCATCCTTGAGTGCAGGAAGGGACTGACGTATTTGCTCAAATTCGCGCATCTTATTGCGATGATGCGCCTCCAATGTTGTTGGCATTTGCTGTTTTTTCGCAACGGATTTAACGGGAGCATGTGGAGCATGCAACAATTCACGAATTGTTTTAGGTTCCATTCTACTCTGTGTCAAAGAAATTCCTTAGATTGCCGCACATGCGTTTGAATTGAATCCCGACAAAAAACTCAATAGCCTTTAGAATGACATCGGGCGGATTGATGCAGCTTGTGGCATACGGCGCACAAGACGTGTATCTAACGGCAAATCCTCAAGTGACTTTTTTCAAACAACTTTACCGCCGACACTCGAACTTCGCGATTGAAGCCATCGAGCAAACATTCAATGGCGTGCCCAATTTCGGCAAACGGGTGTCCAGCACAATTGCGCGCAATGGAGACCTCATTCACCGTATGTATTTGCAGGCCACATTGCCTCGCGTGGATTTGAACGAGTACAATGACGGTTCAGGTTCTCAGTTTCGATGGCTAAATTGGGTCGGACATCTGTTGGTGCGCACCGTTACGCTTGAAATTGGCGGACAACCGATTGACAAGCAATACGGCGATTGGTTGCACATTTGGAATGAGCTTACATGTCCATCCGGTAAACAGGCCGGCTACGCTGAAATGGTGGGTAATGTCCCGGAGTTGGTGAATCTTGTGACAGTGTCGGCGGGTCCAGAGGGTGGATGTGACGAGGATTGTGTTACGGGCGAACCACATTTGGTAACGGATCCCCGTAGCTGTGCCCCCGAGTACACGCTCTTTATTCCGTTTCAGTTTTGGTTTAATCGTCATGTTGGATTGTCGCTGCCGCTGATTGCGCTTCAATATCACGACGTTAAAATTACGGTGGACATTGAGCAGCTGAACAACCTGTGTTGGACAAATAGTCCGACAGCGCTGTCGAATCTCAACGGATTTGGACTTGTGGCGGCGTCCCTGTATGTCGATTACATTTATTTGGATACGGATGAGCGTCGTCGATTTGAACAGGTTGCACACGAATACCTGATTGAACAGTTGCAATTTACGGGCGATGAACCCGTTGTATCCACGAGCAACAAAATCAATATGGCATTTAATCATCCCGTTAAGGAAATTGTGTGGGTTACCCAACGGGATGACTTTGTGACATGTGACCCGGCCACCATTGACCCGTGGAAGGGACAGCAGCCGTTTAATTACACGGACTGGTGGGATCGTGCAGTTTTGACGTCCGGGTATGATCTTACGTTGGTGAAAGGACTTGCGGGGAAAAATCCGACGGCTGTTGCGAAAATGCAGTTGAACGGTCAAGACCGTTTTCAGGAGCGTGAGGGCAAGTATTTTAATTTGGTGCAACCGTGGCAACATCACACGAATATACCTGCAACCGGCATCAATGTGTACAGTTTTGCGTTGAAACCAGAAGAGCATCAGCCATCCGGCAGCTGCAACTTTTCCCGGATTGATAAGGCAACGCTCATGCTCACGCTCACGAACAACACGGTTAATGCGACAACAACGGCAAAAGTGCGCATTTACGCTGTGAATTACAACGTGTTACGCGTTATCAGTGGAATGGGTGGATTGGCATACAGCAATTAAGCGTTGATTGTTTATGTTTATTGATGGATTGATTGTGTTGATTGTGTGTTGATTGAATGAATTTACTCGGTATTAAATTCATGCAATAAATGTTGGTAAAATGCGAATAAACGCAAACAATTGCGTCTCGAGGCCCCCCCGACGGCCTAAACGCACCTTTTTGAGGAATCCCGGCGCCGTCAATTTTTTTTCTCCGGCAGGAGTATAAAGTCATGACCTCTGGTGGATTGATGCAGCTCGTTGCTTACGGCGCCCAGGACGTGTACCTGACGGCGAACCCTCAGGTTACGTTCTTCAAGCAGCTTTACCGCCGCCACTCGAACTTCGCGATGGAGTCCATTGAGCAGACGTTCAACGGTGTCGCGAACTTCGGCAAGCGTGTCACGTGCACAATTGCCCGCAACGGCGATTTGATGACGCGTGTGTACCTCCAGGCCACGCTGCCGTGTGTGTCTGCTGCAGATGTTGCCACTGCAGATATCAGCGGTGCAACGTTTGGGTGGGTTGACAAGGTTGGTGCAGCGCTCATCAAATCCGTGGAGGTCGAGATCGGTGGCCAGTCCATCGACAAGCAGTATGGCGACTGGCTCAACATCTGGAACGAGCTTACACGCGAGTCGGGTAAGAAATCCGCGTGGACAGACCTTGTGTCTGGTGGAACGGATATTTCGTCCAACGCAACTGACGCGTCTTGCAATGCGTGTCTCCTTAACTGCCCGACGACGGCGGCTGCGGAGAAGACGCTCTACATTCCCCTTGAGTTTTGGTTCAATCGCCACACGGGCCTCGCGCTGCCCCTGATTGCTCTCCAGTACCACGAGGTCAAGATTAACATCGAGTTTAACGAGCTCCGCTACCTGTGCAACATTGCTCGTGATGTTGGTACTAATGCACAAACAGATGTTGGTCAACAAGCTCGTACGGCTTCTACGTTCCTCAACATGCTTAATAGCAAGGGCCTTGTCGCTGCATCGCTCTATGTTGACTACATTTACCTGGACACGGAGGAGCGCCGGCGCTTCGCTCAGGTTGCACACGAGTACCTGATTGAGCAGCTCCAGTTCACGGGCGAGGAATCGGTCACATCGAGCTCCAACAAGATTATCATGTCGTTCAACCACCCTGTCAAGGAGCTTGTGTGGGTTGTGCAGGCCCCGAGCACGCGCGATTGTGGTTCGATGTTGAATGCACCGTTCAAGTACACGACGGCAGATGGCAAGAATTGCAACCCTGTGGTTGGCGCCAAGATTCAGCTCAATGGCCACGACCGCTTCACGTGGCGCGAGGGTTCGTATTTTTCCAAGGTGCAGCCTTACCAGCACCACACGGGAAATCCGAACATAGACAATTTTGGCAACACGGTCACACAGTCCTCTGTTTACCCGTATGCATTGGGTCGCGCGCTCAATGATTCTACGAGTGTCCCAACTGATATTATCGATACCATTAACCCCCTTGCTCAAGTTATGGCCAAGGATGCGGGTATCAGCGTGTACAGCTTTGCCCTCAAGCCCGAGGACCTCCAGCCCTCTGGCAGCTGCAACTTCTCGCGCATCGACAATGCGGTTCTCCACTTGGTCCTCAAGCCTGGAACGTTCGCGACGGCGGCGAGTGGTCTGGATGCCAACACGTCTGCCAACGTGCGCATCTATGCCGTCAACTACAACGTGCTCCGCATCATGTCTGGCATGGGCGGTCTTGCATACAGCAACTAAGCAACCGTTTCTCAGAAATGTCCTTTCTCAACAACACACTTTCAAAGTTTATTGTTGAAGATTTTTGTTGTTAGTCAGTCAAATACATATCTTGCGCAACTAAGCGCATTTGCGAGCAATTTCCTCAACAAAACACTTTCAAAGTTTATTGTTGAAGATTTTGTTGTTAGCCAGTCAAATACACATCTTGTGCGCCATTCGCCACTAATTTCATCAATCCGCCGTTTTTACAGCGCTTAATTGGGACAAACGCTTTAATTGCATCACGTATTTGCGGGTTCGTCGCAAGAGACAAAACATGTTCCATAAAGCCGTCGTTAAATTTGTAATTTTTTAAAATAAACGTAACGAATTCAATGGAGTTAATTGCAAACTCAAGCACATCCCCTGCCCCTGCATTACCGCACCCACCCAAAACTCGTAAAATATTAAGAAACAGTCGTCGTTGTTTAACGTTTGACTCCGTCTCTTGCGATGCTTCAGCTTCTCCCGCTTCTCCCGCTTCTCCCGCTTCTCCCGCTTCCAATCGTTCAATTCTCGCTTCCAAATTCACCGATTTTGTTTCCAAATTTAAAATACACTTTGCAGATGTATCGCGTGCAATTTCACGCAAGGAGTCTGTCAAATCTGTTCTCAGAGCGATGTTAACATCGAGACCCCGAACTTCTTCAATTTGCGCTAACATCTCAGATAATTCCCATTTAGTGTACATGAGCATCCGGTCGTTGTTGTCGCTCATTTGAAACAACTTCACGACCCCAAGTTTAAGTCATTCGCGATTTCCAAAAATTCACACACATTAGAATGACAAGCGGTGGACTTATACAGCTGGTTGCATACGGCGCCCAAGACGTGTATTTGACTGCGAACCCCCAAGTCACCGTTTTCAAACAAACCTATCGACGGCACACGAATTTCGCCGTTGAAGCCATCGAACAAACATTTAACGGTGCTGCCAATTTCGGTAAACGGGTATCGTGCACAATTGCACGTAATGGCGATTTAATATCTCGCGTGTATCTTCAAGCTACGTTGCCGTCGCTATCGGTCGAAGAACTCGGCGATACAAGTTTCGCATGGATTCCGTTTGTCGGCCAATACCTCATTAAATCCGTGGAACTTGAAATCGGCGGTCAGTTGATTGACAAACATTACGGTGAGTGGCTGCACATTTGGAATGAGCTGACACTGAACGGGGGCAAAGGGCGCGATTACCTCCACATGGTGAACAGCTACGGGGGCGTGCGAGCAGACCCAAGCGGCAGTGCAACGAACATGGAACAATTCAATTCGGCTATTGCAAGTCTGAATGGAAGTGGAACAGACGGTTCGTTTGGAACTTCAACATATTTCAGGGGACTTTTGCCTGTCACCAATCTTCCCGAAACAACGCTCTACATTCCGTTGGAATTCGGATTTAATCGCAATATTGCTCTTGCGCTGCCACTTATTGCGTTGCAATATCACGAGGTTAAACTTAACGTCGAATTTAACGAACTCAAATATCTCGTGAATGTTCTTGGACGTGGCGAGACAAATGCGCAACCGATCAACACAATTGCGCAAAAAGGATTGGTTTCAGCGTCGCTGTTTGTTGACTACATTTTTCTGGATACAGACGAGCGCCGCCGATTTACCCAAGTTGCACACGAATACTTGATTGAACAACTTCAATTCACAGGTGAACAGTCCATCAATGCTCCGTCTGTGCGCATACCCTTAATGCTAAACCACCCGGTTAAAGAACTTGTGTGGGTTCTGCAAAATCCGGAATACGTGGATTGTGCGAGCATACACAACTGTCCGTGGCGATACAGCGATGCAACGGGAGATACACCGGTGCTAACGGCGAAACTTCAATTAAATGGGAATGACCGCTTCGCCGAACGCCAAGGCAAATACTTTAATCGTGTGCAACCGTTTCAGCACCACAGCAATTCGCCGTCCATGGGTATTCACGTGTACAGTTTTGCACTCAAGCCCGAAGATTCGCAACCAACGGGTACATGCAATTTCTCGCGAATTGATACGGCGATTTTGCAAATGACGTTATCGCCAACCGCATTTCAGACGGTGATCAACGGATTTGACACACAATTGTATAATACGAATCCCGCAAGCTCGCTGAATGTACGTGTGTATGCCGTAAATTACAATGTTTTGCGCATAATGAGTGGAATGGGGGGACTCGCATACAGCAATTGACATTTGGGTTGACATGCAGAACACACATGTGCTAAAATGCAATTTCACAGACAATGTTTTTCGCCATGGATCCCGCTTGTCAGCCGCAGTCCAATGTGTCCAGTCTAATTTTTCTGCTGGAAGACTGACGAGGCGGCTGACAAGCGGGAACAATGGTTTTTCGCCCATTGTTACTTCTGTACCACGGTGCCAAAGATTTAACAGCAATGCAGTTTCGGTAACAGGTTCAATTGTCCACCCATGAGTCATCGAAGAATTCCGTTTTACCACGGTCATAGTAAAGACCCGTTTAAATGAATCGCCAGATGTATAATGGCCAGTCATGATTAATGTATAAGCATTCGTTCACGGCTCGTTGGAAAATGTGCAGCTACGCGCCACTTTATGTTAAAAATATACCTGATTATGTAAAGGGGAACATAGTACGAAATGCCATACACTCCTCTGCCGTCAAACGCACAGAAAACATGTCAAATGTAATTGAAGCGATCAGATATTCATGCTAAATATCTTGAAAGCGTTGAAAGTTTTCATGCAACAGCAGAAGTAAAAGAAGGTGAAATGGTTAAAACACGGTGTCGCCGTCTGAACGCCAATTTCACTACATGTGTATTAGATGGCGATGCATGCAAATTTGGCTAACTTCGTGTTTGAAAAACCGGAAGAAATTGAAACTATTTGGAAGTTGGTGGGCAAACGAGAATTCATCCGGCGCTAACAGGAGATGTACACTTCGGTATTTTCGATCCCAGCGTTAGCAGAGCACACGTGGACTGTGGTTGTTAAATCGCGGTTCAATACGATGTTGTCAAAGTTGTCAATAATGTCAAAACATCAGTGAGCGCCTTTTCTCAGCAAACGGGAATTGAGATGGTTGTTGCAGGGGAAAATCATTTTCGATTGGACTTTAATCACCCCGTAACTCGAATTCGAATCATTGCTACGACGAGCAGCGGCAACACTGATTTTAAAGAGCATTAGCGATTTCCGAAAAAATGATGTTGCAAACCTTATCCTTTTACAACATCATTCATGCAAGAACTTCCAGTAATTATTGACTTTGATGGCGCGAGTGTTGCATGGCGTGCGAATAAAATTAGTTTGCCAAACGGAACATTTAAGTATCGCCAAGAACAGAGTCTTGATTTACGTGCATTGCGTCGAGAACAACGAGCCGTCAAGGCACAGAAGGCACCACAGCAGCAGAAGGCACCACAGCAGCAGAAGGCACCACAGAAGGCACCGCAGCAGGTTCCAAAAGGTGCGCTTCGGGAAAGTCTGCCAAGAGCAGCGAAAGTGCGTGTGTACGTCGGTCCATAAATGATTCACCAAAAACATGCGGTGCATGCCGTGTGTGAATTTTCCAACGCTTTTCGAAACTCAGAGCTGCATGATTGTCCGCAAACCCGCCAACAAGAAATCGTCGGACCCACGCACGCCCCTTTGTCGCACGCGCCCCACCAACAAGCTCCCCATTGTGCTGTCGGAGACGACGGTCGGGATTCACCGTTGCACCCACATAAGTCCGTTTTCCGTCCGTACTTTGGAGGAGGTAGCAGTGCCAAGAAGACATGTACTTGTTGAAGTGCGCAGAGTTTTATGTAAGCATGTTAACTACTTTGGTTGAACCTGTGAATACATGTTCATCGAGCATGAACCACTCGTATTTTTCAGGAGAACCGTCTGGTGTACGAATCACCGTATATGACCAATCTCCTGACAACATCAATTCCCGCTTAAATTCTTCAACCGAATCTTTCGAATCAATTTCCATCAGCATTCGTGGTTCAAATCCAAGTTTTGCTGTGTGGAACCACTGTTTGGAACAACGCTCCTGATATTGTCCATGAACTTCAAACGGTAAATCTGATGTAAACGTTTCCGCGTATTGGATCATATTATGATTTGCGTACGGCGTAAAGCGTCCATCGATCATGGGGCTTATAACATGATTGAACATGAATGTATTCATCGATTCCTGTGCAAACTGTGTAGTTTTGCTTTCGCCAATTCCAATAAGAGCAATTGTCTTGCCACGACGGAGCCAACGGAGGATTGGTTTTGCAATCATTCCTCTGTTCCTTTCTCTTTCCCCCTCGTCAATTTTCCCCATCGCCCTGCCCATCAACGCGTGACTTGCACGACCTCCACAATGCGCACCGTCATGTGCCAATCGCACGACAACGCATCGACGCCCGATAATATACGCCCCCACCGATCTAGCCACTCGATCGTCAAACGTTCCAAACGGCCCAACGGAGGTCGAAAGATCTTGGGTGCTTCCACCAGTGTCGACGACCAACAACCAAAGGGCTCCAACAGCATTTTGCCAAAATAATGCGCAACTTGGCCCGTGGATTCCTGTGTCAATGCCGTAACCTCCAATGCCGTATGATCCACGTCATTCATGTGTTCCGGTTCATTTAAACGTAAAAATACATATTCGTCGTTCAAACGGGGCATTTGGTCTGCCGTAAAAATCGACCCAACGTCCGAATCTGTCGGATTCCAACCTAAATTCCAACCGAGTCCCCATTCAACTGTCCGCCCCCCCGATTTAAAGAGAAGTTGAAAAGGTCCCGATGCACCAACGGAAAAACGTCCGGTTGTTGCTGAAAATGTGACATTGTATGTTAGCGGTGTAGCGGATGCTGCACACAATGCACCCGTAAGCGCAGCGCAAAGTGCGGGCACGGTGTATGTTCCGTCGGGAATTGTGACGAGAAACGGTTCTGTCGCTTCCGCAATCCAAATCGTCGTGTTTCCACGTGCAGCAGAGAGCGCATACAGACCATTTCGAAATTTGATTTGAACAATGTCCAAACGTTCGATTTTGCGATATTGGCGAGGGAGCTTTAGCGTCACTTGCGTTGGCAACGGAAACACCGTTTGGTCCCGATCGCGACTGTCGAGCATGAGCACGTGCACGTGCTTTTCGGTGCCCCTGTCATCGCCCCTGTCATCGCCCCTGTCATCGCCCCTGTCATCGCCCCTGTCATCGCCCCTGTCATCGCCCCTGTCCTCGCCAGTGTCCTCGACATCCTCCTCGCCCTCCTCGGTATCATATTCGCTTAACGACGGAAACGAGTGACTGCTATTCATTCTCTGCTGCTAATGATATTCGTAATTTTTATGTGGTCAGAGCCCACGACAACGCGGAATGTTGCTGAGCGCGCCACAAATCCGTTTGCCCCTCGTTTTTAACGGCAATTCCCCAATGTGTTGGAATTCCATACGCCCACCCAGGTTTAATGATTGCTTCAATGCATTGGACACGCGAAATCCATGGTGCATGTTCCTTCGTAAGCGTCCACGGATCCGAACCGTCGGCTGATTCCAAAAACCGACGATAGCGTGAGTGAACCAACCAAATTTTGAGTGGCGCACCGGAAGAACATCCGATCCATTGCCGTTCAGCAGCAACCCATTCAAGACCCGAAAGTAGACCCGGACCCTGCTGTTGGCGTTGAACATTCCAGAGTCCGGGCAGCCACCAAAGAGCGCGTGCATCCGCGATATCTGAGAGTCCCGTTGTAAATTCTTCAGTGTCCGGCAATGCACCAATTTGAATTGCAACGGGTGTTTTCTCACGCAATACGTTGCCCAACTCGGACGAGCTACTTGGTCGTGCGAATGTGTATTCTTGAACTGACGACCGATAGTCCCAGACGCCAACGATGATTATTGCGACAAGAGCAAGAGCAAGAATCCATGCCCACATTGTTGATGTTCTCTGTTCCATGCGCCGATGTCGGTGTTAACGCAAACACGCGGCTTTCAAAAACAATCGATCTGTTGTCAATTTTGCTACAACCATTGATACACATTCACGCGCAGGCCCCACGGTAGGTACTTTTTGCCTGTACTTTTTTGCCCGAATTGAGACCAAACGGATTTAAACAAAAGTACCGAGATTTGGCCCTGATTCACGCGGTGCACGAACATTTACACTGCGAATTAACGGTTCGAAACGGGTGTCAGCGCTTCAGCAAACACGTGGTCCAAACCCGTCTGCGATAAAATGGCAACTGTAATTTCACGAAAGCACAATTCAAATTCGGGAAGAACTGTTGCAAAAATTTCAGCAACCACCTTGGGCGGATTTTTCCATGCACCACAACCCATGGCACCCAAAATGATTGAATCGTGATGACACGCATTTGCCACCCGTAAAATAAAGCGCAATCTATCTGCAAGTGTGCGTTTATCTTCGGCCGATAAATCCTTGTTTCCGGATGCATCGTGAATGACATGCGGATACTTTAGAGCCGGGCAAGCGATAAAATCCATTCGGATCGGGGAAAGCCAAGCATACCCTCGCGATTCAGGTTCACGCAAAACATGCACTTTAGGGCTATAAATAAGTGAATGTTGCCCCGATGCACACAGCGGATAAAACTGTTGTGTCTGTGTGCGGCAAAGGGCAGTTCGGCGCCACAGCGATTCTTCTTGTGCGCCGGATCCACACTGAACTGCGCCCCCTGCTGCAAAATCGTCGGATAAATTCAGGATTACGGGATTAAGACCACGCAGCATTGCATGACGCCCCAAATCGATACAATCGGCGTTCACAACTTGGATGACCGTTGTCGTGAAAGGGCGCGTGACAACAATGTTGGTGTCGGATGTCCATTTAACGGATGGAAGAACGTCATGCAATTTGGCAGCAACATTTGCAGTTTCCTGCCAAACCTGAATACGCATCAGAAAAATATCAGCGCTCATGTTTTGCATGAACAAATGAAAGAATTCGGATTCAAGCAACCGCGGGCTCAAATGACACGCGTCGTTCTGGTGGCAAATCAAGAAACATGCGCACGATATCCGTCCTCCCAGTTTCGCTTGCGGCCCCAAATTCTTTAGCAGTCGGAATAACGCCTCTTTCCAACGGTAAATCTAGGAGCATACGAACAATTTCCGTATGTCCGTTTCTGCATGCATATCGAAGTGCATAATTCCCCCATCCCGCAGGATCAACGCCTCTTTCCAACGGCAAATCCAGAAGCATACGAGCAATTTCCGTGCGTCCTTCGTGACATGCATTTTGTATTAGTGAATTGTCCCAAACAGCTGGATCCACTCCTCTTTCTGGCGGTAAATCAAGGAGCAAACGAACAATTTCCGTATGGCCCCAGTGACATGCATTTTGTATTAGTGAATTGTCCCAAACAGCTGGATCCACTCCTCGATTCAACGGTAAATCAAGGAGCAAACGAACAATTTCCGTGTGCCCGTGATGGTTCGCAAATCGAATGGCGGTATTGTCGAGGGCTGTCGGATCCACTCCACGTTCTAACGGCAAATCGAGGAGCAAACGAACAATTTCTGTACTTCCACGCTCACATGTGTATCGAAACGCTTCATTGTTGTTTGCAGCTGGATTCACACCACGTTCCAACGACAAATCAAGTAGCACACGAACAATTTCTGTACTTCCGCGCTCACATGCGGATCGGAACGCTTCATTGTTGTTTGCAGCTGGATTCACACCTCTTTCTGGCGGTAAATCAAGGAGCAAACGAACAATTTCCGTATGGCCGCTTTTACATGCGGTTTGAAAGGATTCATTATCAACGATTTCGCCATTTTCAATTATCAGCTTAACCAGACACAAATTACTCACCGAAATGGCGTCCTTTAGTGTAATAACATTTGACGTCTGTGCGATTGTACGTAAAATGTTAAGTTTTGGTTCAATTAAAATATTCATCGCAAATGCCGGCGTGTTCATAAATTTGCTGTCAATTTTTACGCAGGTGATTTTTTTCATGAGACATTCTCTCTTTCTTGCGGCAAAATTCACCCCCACGGTCGCATCTTTTCTGTCCTAACAATTTCAGTTTGTGGACGAACACTGACGGGAGAAATCAACCCGTTGGTAGTTTATCTACAACATCAAAATTTTCACGAACTATTTGCCTCCGTTTGCGTTTAACGAAAGCTTTACAAATTTTTTCAAGACGTTCTTCCCATTCAACATTTCAAGATTGACGAGGGATGTACACGCAAATCCAGCAAAATGACACTCCGTTGGCTTCAGCGAGGTAGATTGGTCAGTTTGATTGCTTGGGGGGCTGTTAAAATCACACATCATTTTACGCCGACAAATGCACGGATTGTGTCTGAACTGTATCCTCGGCGCCCAACACTACTTCTTGACGTCGAAATGCGACACATGAGCGATGCCGGTGGGTGGATTGGCAATATCGAATCTTCCGTGGCAAAAATTCCCTTTATCTCGAGGACCCAACGAACTTCACTGTGATTCAAACGTCGGACGGTTTTGGAAACTTCTGGCATATTAGCACAACACGGTACCGCTCTGGTCTTAGCGATAGTTGTCAATAGTCGTCGATGGGGGGGAAGAGCCAACCACATCTTTAGCATATTTGTCAACTTTTTGCAACACGTTCGACAAAAAACATTTCAGATGTTTACATTGAAACATCATTAAACAAAACCGTGCGAATGCGAGATTTTAATTGAAATGCGCCCTGAAAGACGGACCACGGTTTAAAACAACGTTTTAGTCTTCTGGCTCTATGAACGCGAGGAGCATACGAACAATTTCAGTATATCCGTATTTTTTTGCCGCTCGAATTGCGAAATTGTCGCGGGCAGCCGCATAGACTCCTCTTTCTGGCGGCAAATCAAGAAGCAACCGAACAATTTCCGTGTTTCCATGTTTGCTTGCAAATCGAAGTGCATAATTGTCGCATGCGGATGGATCCACTCCTCTTTCTGGTGGCAAATCAAGGAGCAACCGAACAGTTTCCGTATGCCCATTGTCGCTCGCCAACCGAATCGCATAATTGTCGCATGCTGCTGGATCCACTCCACGGTCTAACGGAAGTTCAAGTAATAGACGAACGATTTCATTGTCGTTTGCTGCTGGATCCACTCCACGGTCTAACGGAAGTTCAAGGATCATACGAACAATTTCTGTGAATCCAGTAAGGCACGGGTGTCGAAGTGGGGCGCTGTTATGTATGGCAGGATTCACTAAGGAATGCAATGAACGAGCCGTTTCCAAACGGTTATTAACAAAATATTTAAGGTGCTGCGTGCAAAATACAGTAGTAACCTTAAATTTTTGATTCGTTTTGGCAGTTGTAAGCACAATCTCCGTCCGGAGGAATTTCAGACCAGAAATCGCCGA